TCCATATATTTATATGGCTTAATTCTCCATGAAAGTGTTTTATATTTGGGGTTCCTGATTGTATTATAGATAAATTAGTTAAAGTATTATTTAAAGTTGTATCTTTACCTTTTGAACCAATATATAAATTAGCATTATTTCTAGTTGTTTCTTTTAAAGTACTTGTAGTATCTGCTATTTTTTCTCCTTCAAACCAAATTTGCATTACAGAAGCAGATAATTGACATAATACATGGCCTGTTCTTTGACATGTATCTATACTATCTACACTTTTAGTTATTTCTCCTACAACAGTATTTATGGTATTTCCATCTGATCTTGCAAAATATAAAGATTGACTTTGCATATAAATTTCAAAAGGAAATTGAGGACCAGCATGTGTGTCAATTGTTCCAAACGCTTTGCCCGGAGCAGGAATTGTTTTAGTTGTACTTTTTGCTATAATATATCTTTTTTCATCATTTGATATATCTCCTGTAGAAGCAGTTGATTGGGGTTTTAAGTAAAAAGATATTGAAAAATTTTGATTAGTGTTAAAATTAATTTTTTCATCATGATTTCTTTGTATAAAAGAAGATGTAGCACTGTTAAAATTTATAACTGAAAATTTATGGTTATCACTCCCTAAAGAAGATTCTTTAAAAGTTATATTATTATAATTTAATTCATTAAGAAAGTAACTATCATCTTCATCTATATTTTCATAAGGATTATAGTCTTTTATTACTTTATTTCTTAAATTAGTTGTATATGTAGAAGGAGCATCAGGTTTATTAGATCCTTGTCTCCAAAGACTTCTATCAATTATTTGTAGAGGAGAAGGTTGTGGTACTGGTCTGTTTGTATTAGGATCTAAAACTAATGATACTTGCCCTCCTGAAGAATCATAATAATCACGATATACAGCATACCCATCATAAACAGCTAAATCATATTTTTTAAAACCTTTAATAGGATCTAGTCTAAATACATTTTCTTGTACGTCATTAGGATAATCATTTACCTTAGTACCGCTAATAATTAAATTTCCTTGTTCATCATCTGTGATTTCATATTGACTAGAACTTAAATAAAAAGATGATTTACGTATTTGAAATCCATATAAACCTGAAGGTATAGATAGTATATTAGCTTTTTGGTATAAATCTCTTCGTTGTTTATTATGATTAGTAAGATCTTTCTTTTTAGAAGGATCTTTTTTATAATTTCTGTAATATAAGTGATCTATTTGGTTATATTTTATGTTATTAATAGGATCAAAAACTCCTAAAGGATTAGAACTTGCACTACTATAAAGTGAAACAGATTGAGAAGTATAACTTGCACTATAATGGGTTACCCTATTTGTAGCTGCTGAAGAGGAAACAAAATTATATTGTTTGTGAGCGTTAAAAGGAACTATTGCTTTGTCCTGGGGAGAAAATCTTTTATAAACATATGAAAAGCCCATTTAAAAACATTTTAGTAATCTAATTTTACTCTAATAAGGGCTTCTTTTGTAAAATCTTTAGCAATTGGTTGACTTAATTTAGCTATTGCAACCAATTCAAAAGAATCATTATATAACCCTACTGTAGTTATGAATACTTTAGGATTAAGCTGCATTGTTTCAAATCTGATATTTTTATTTGCGTCTATAAAAGATTCATTATTGGTGTAATTATATTGTTGATTTTGAGCCCTACAAAAGTAAAATTCTGAATTTATTTCTTCTGTAGTGTCTACTATAAAGTTAGCTGATCTACTTATAGCATCTACCATAGCCTCATTATTAGGTTGGTGATAATTTTCTAACTGACTTGCAGAAGTAAATTGTAATGGAGCTAATGCAGCAGTTGATCCAAAAGCTCCTTCATCAACTCTTAAAGATTGTGAAAATGCTCCTGCATTTAATATAATAAGTCCTGCTTCAGGGTAAAAATTACCATATGAAGCACTATTCATTATTTGTGTTCCTGCTGTTCCTGATCCTGATATTACTCCTAATGAACCTGATACTATATTATAAAATGTACCTAAATTAGAAGTTCCTGCCCCTCCAGGATTTGTAACACTATCATCTGTAAGGTGAATTGTATTTTGTGATTGAGATATTATACCTGTAGTGTTAGCACTTAAACGTAAATCTAAAGATCCTAATGTTAATCTTTGTTTATATCTTGATCTATTAATATTAATTACATAAATATCATCTGGTGTATGACTACCAAAAGTAAAAAATTTAGTATCATCATTAAAATGTAATTGTCTATATTGGTTATAAATAACTCTTGAAGCACCTATTCCAAGAGAACCTGTATCATCTGTAAAATTAGGAGAACCAGAGCCATGTCTATGTCCATAAGCAACAGAATATTGAACTTCAGTAAGAGGAGAGGTAGAAGCTGTATTAAACACTTCAATAAAAAACTGACCTGAACTTGTAGCGTGTGTAAAAGTAGCTTGTGTTGAAGAAGTAAAAGCTACATTTAAGTTATTTAAATTATTAGTCCAGGTAGATGTTACTAATTCTTGAGCCTGTCTATTAACCTTATCATTATCACCAAATCTTGTATACATTTTATTTTATTTTATTATGAGTTTGTACTATTAACTGTAAAAGAGAAACTTGTAATAGCTCCTGAAGTAACTCCTTCTACTACTATAGTTGAAGTAACTGAAGTAGTTGTTGCATTAAATAAAGCATTTCCTAAAGTTGCTGTATAAAGAAGTTTTTTTCCTCTAACTGATTGTGATCTAGCTATAGTAGAAAATTCATTTATATCTGCTGCTGTAGCAAAAGCTGAGAATTCTAAACCTTCAAAATTATCTACTAATCTATTATCTAATATTGTAAATATATATTCTTCTGTTGCTGTTGTGTTATTACCTCCTAAATTATAAGTAGATACTATTATAGTATCTGAAAATCCTTGATTTACAGAAACTGATCCTCCAGTACCCGTTTCAATATAAGGAATAGCATTAGCTCCTCTTGATAATGTTATGAGTTTTGAATTCATAGACAATTGTCCATTAGGAATAGCTTCTATTAAAGGCATATTTTCAATAGCTTCTGCTGAATATTGTGTTCCATTTGGATGACTTTCATTAAATAATGAATAATCTATTTCGTCATCACCAAAAGCAAATTGTGTAATATTAAAACTTCCATCATTTCGTGATAAAAGTTCTCTTCCTCTTTTTGTTAAAATAGCATCTACTGTAATGC